TTGGAATGACCTGGGAGATATGATAAATATGCCATATAGGAGATCTATATGGCAATAAATATCAGCGGTAGAGTAACAGTTGCGGGCGGAATGTCGTTGGGTATTGCTCCGAGCGAATCGTATAGATATTTCCGATTAGATATTCAGGATTATGTCGGCTCGAATATACGAGTCAGCGCACTCAGAATTAGAGTTGACACGACAAATTATCCTACCATAGATAATATGACAAGCAATAATGCACCACCGCCATATGTGGCATCATCGAGTGCAATTCTCGGGTCCTTTGAGGCATGGCAGGCATTTGCTTCGGTTCCCGGATCGGGAAGTCTGCTTCGTTGGATTGCTGATACTGGAGCAGTAGATCCGTGGTTACAAATTGATTTGGGTGCTGGAAACGAAATTTCTCCAACTGGTGTTTTAATAGGTCTTGATGGAGATTCGGGGGCATCTATTTACATTCAAAATTTCACAATTAGTGGAAGTAATACTGGTGCATTTTCTGGAGAGCAGACACTACTATATACTTCTCCAACTTTAGACAATACCTTTTGGACAAATTACGTACCTGAAATCTTCACCTTCTAAAGATAAATAGTGTATCGCTGGAGAAGGTACAAGTATGTCCGCACAAATTACCCCTAGAGTTTTATTGATGAAGCAAATCGAGCTTGGCCTCGGTGCGCAAATGGTTGATGTTGAATTAGACGTAGATCACTTGAATTTTGCTATTACATTAGGACTCCAGAAATTGCGTCAGCAATCGGACGGAGCTAATCTTGAGAAGGATATTTTCCTACACATCACAAGAGACATTACTGAGTACACATTGCCAGAGGAAGTGCAAGAAGTGAGACGTCTATACCGCCGTGGTGTCGGTGCATACACAAACGGTGGAATAAATTTCGACCCGGTAGATGCTGCATTTTACAATATCTATTTGTTACAACCAAATAGATCAGGTGGATTAGCAACTTGGGATTTCTATAATCAGTTCCTTGAGACGACAGAACGTGTGTTTGCAAGCCAATTGAACTTCACATGGGATGTCAATAATCATAAGCTGACAATTATTCGTAGGCCAACAGCAGACGAGGAAGTTGTTGTTCGTGTCTATGCAAAAAAGTCGGAAGATGATCTAATCAATGATCCTTATACAGGACCCTGGTTGCGTTCCTATGCTACAGCTCACGCAAAGTACATGCTTGGTGAGGCAAGAGATAAGTTTCCGGGAGGTTTCCCTGGCCCGAATGGAAACGTAACCCTAAACGGCGCTACATTGAAGCAAGAAGCACAGACAGAAATTGAGAAGCTTGAGAAACAGCTACTAGACTTGGTTACAAGTAGTGACGGATATTCGTTCGTAATCGGCTAACAAAAAACGCTAACCCCTAAGCAGTTCTCGTATAACTACTTGAACTAACTTAGGGGTTTTCTATGCTTGTTGGAATTTCAGGTTTTATTGGTTGTGGAAAAAGTACAGTAGCAGACCAACTCACAGGTCAATACGGATTTAGAAAAGATAGTTTTGCAACAAGTTTGAAAGATGCTTGTGCTTTGATGTTTGATTGGCCCCGTCACATGATCGAGGGCGATACAAAAGAATCACGCGAATGGCGTGAAGTTGTTGATGAATGGTGGTCAGAAAGACTTGGTATTCCAAACTTTAGTCCTAGACTTGCACTTCAACTTATTGGTACAGATGCACTTCGTAATCACTTCAACGAAGGTATTTGGTTTATGACTGTTGAAAACAGAATCAGAAAGAACCCAAAACAGCACGTTGTTATTAGTGATGTTCGTTTCCCAAACGAAATTGAGTTTATTAAGAATCAGGGTGGAATTATGATCCGCGTTGACAGAGGTGCCGCACCGGTTTGGTATGAAACAGCATTGATGGCAAACAAGGGAAATTCCCTTGCTAAAGAAGCAATGACAAAGACCTATTCTTCGGCACACTTTAGTGAGTGGGCTTGGGTCGGGCAAAAATATGACTATGTCATTAAGAATGATGATACACTTGATTTTCTGAAGTCGCAGGTGACCGAAATTATTTCACATTATTTAGATAAATAATTGAAATAACTGGGAAAGTTTGATGACGGTACGAGTAAAGGGATCACGTCTTAAAAATGTCGTTTTAAGAACAGCAATAGTCGAAATACTATGGAGTAGAAAACAACTCTACTTTGGCTCCTTCGGTGCTGATGGTCAAGTAACAGAAAGAAGTTTGCAGTCTCTAAGACAGGTTGATGTTGATGTCACTGGTGTCTATGAGACTCTCCCAGTGGGTAATTCAGAGAACGAAGAAATTATAGATACCTTCTATAATTATACCGACGACAGAGTGTATATTCTGAAGTATCGTACACCGTCCAATGAATATCGCCTATTAAAATTTGACCCAAGGCTAATGGTTACAGAAATTTCTGTAGTCGTTACTGTAAATCCGGGTATCATTGATCTAAGATTAATTAGCGGATCGGCCGGCGATATTTGGCTCAACGAAAGATATAATGATGGCAACAGTCATCAGAGAATGAGAAGATTCGATACAGCAACTCTTAATGCGACATTTGATGCTGATATTACTGAGTATGATAACCTAAACGTTGATTGGCAAACTGCCTGTGGTTCGGGAAAGATATCCGCTGCAGATTATAGCGGCCCCGGCATCACTATCATCGAAATTACATCTCCTACCACGTACACATTTACGACAGTTCCGCTATTTGATAACGGAAACTATGGTCCAAATTTCAGCACCAATTTCAATGAAATGAGGTGCTATAATGAAACAGAAGATACCATCTGGCTAGAGTATTATTCATCGGCGCCCGATGAGCCATATATTGCTCGCGTAAATGCAACAACACAGGTAGTTGATTATCTAACACCACCAACCGGAAAGCAATATGAACCGGAAGCGGTTTGGTGGAATTCTTATACCAACACAATGATTATGTTTGTTGGTGTTGACGGATACAACACCACAGGTTGTCTTGAGGTAAATCCCAATGGAACAATCGTTGGAATACACGGAGAAAATGTTAACGGAAATTGGGGCAACTTTAGACCAAGTGGTCCGTACATCACATGTGAAAATCAATACACTGGTTATGGCACAGGAGAATTCCAGAGTGGATCACCTGATATTGAGCCAGTCAACCTAACAGTAGACTTTGACGATTATTACGGAAGTCCGAACAATTATAGGCAATGGGACACAAGAGCTGGCTATTGGACATATGTAGCACCGAGACTTGAGCCTACTGCAGAACCAACACCTACATATACCACAACTCCGCCAACCTCAGTTGATCTAGGGCTTATTTCAAACGGATGGAATTCTGGAGATCTTGTTACAAATACAGGTGTAACCTGGTATAAGGTTACCTATGACTCCCAATATACATTGGGAATAAATATCTTGCCTACCATAGATGATCCGGTGGTACTGGCTGATATTGCAATCTATGATTCTTATGGCAGACAAGTTCAATTAAGAAATGCACAGATGCTTGCACAGAACGAACACCTTCCCGGAGACTATTACATCGCAGTGATTATTACAGATCAGGGCCCGGGCAATTCGTTAACTGTGGGATATGACATTTATCCTACCCCAACATCGTTGTCACCATATTCATTCCAGCTTGAGGCAACATTGCTATGACATCACCGTTTCCTAGTGTAGAATCTACAGATCCACAAATCGGACGTTTGTCAATGGTGTATGGTCGCGGCCTGTTCGAGATGCAGGCCGGAACACAACCCGCTGCAAAGGTTTATTGTGCCAAACAGTTAACTGAACCCGAAATTTATATTGGTGCCCCTGTTAACGATCAAATTCGCCCAGAGGTGTATGATACCTACGCGATGTATAATGCAGGTGCCGATAGGTTATATGCTGTCTTCAATTGGGAAGATATCGACTTTGATCGAGGATACAAGGTTGAAGTACATGCTATAAATCCACGAACAAAAGCAATTGCGACTACCCTGGATTTAACCTCTTTCTATGGTGTTGAACCGCCGACAAACTTTACTGCCACTGTTGCAGCGGTTACAGAGACTCGCGTCTGGATTACTAATCAATCCGGACCGGTAAATCAATATCTTTTGGGTCTTAATGCCTCGACACTTGCAATTGAAGTTAACATTGACCTCACAACCGAAGGTCTTACATCGTTTATCATAAGCGATAACTATTTTATCAGTGGAACTAATGTTATAGAAATAACCGGTGTTAGTACATATAACACATATGTAGGAACAGCAGCAACATTTATTGGATACACATTTATTGGTTATTTGCCAAGCATCAACGAATACTGGTGTACATTTAACAACTCATTCAATGAACCTAACAGCAGTACAGATATTGGCGGAAATCTAATCGTCAGATTTACCATGACATCTCCTGGAACTTTTTCGGCAGCGACTTTTGATGTATCTGATGGTGGAATTGAATACATACGTATTAGTTCTGCCCAAAGCATTACTGTTCATCCGACAGAAGATAGAGTTCTATTGGGATATTTTAGACAGAATCACTCTGGTGCAGTTGAAATTTCTGTTTCTGCAACCCCGGCACTAATAGCATCGTACGGATTTAATAATATTGCAAATCCGGGTAACAGTTTTATGTATTCGAGATTTAACTATTTTAGTGATACAACTGTCATTGCTGAATTTCAGGGATTGACTAACGATGATTACCAAGAAAACGGTGGCGACGGAAACTACAGAGTTGCATTGTTTGAAAGAGATATAACAAGCCAGGTTCCGGAAAGAACCTATGCCTGCGGACCATGGGGTACTCAACTTGCAACCACTTCGTATATTGAGCCACGTAGCATGACTGGAGATGGTGTTTATGTGCCCGATATGATCACTGGTCAGACACCTACTAGAAATACAACACCACCGGCAGCGACACCAATTTCTTTAAGTAGCAATTCTTTCCTTTCGAGCGAATTTACTATCCCCGTTAATGAAGTAGTTTGGTTTTCTATTGTTTTAGATGGAACCTTTTCACTAAAAATTACTCCAGCACTACCTACATCGTTGACACCGCCGCCTAGCCAAGATCCGAGCTATTATGATGGTATGACACCGGAATATTGGTCCACAATTGTGGCATACAACAGTGTGGGTGAAGTTGTTGGGTTCAACGGATCCTATCAGCAACAGGCTGTCGCGGTTGCGTATGATACAGCTCACTGGCCTCTAAGCTTAGAAAGCACATATCCTGCAGGAACGTATTATATTGCGGTATCTGGTGCCGGCATCTATTTAGAGAACAATACCTATTGTGATCAGGAATTTTCGTTTACTGCCGCAGGTGTTTACGGTGACACAATAATGCGACTAAGATTTATGAAATATTCGCCGGCCCCAGAATAACATTTTTGGTAGCTTCATTTGCCGTATATTTAACTCTCTCCTAGATAAATACAACTAACAAGAAGCATAATTCTTCCAAAGGAGTTAAACCATAATGGCTACATTAGTATCACCGGGCGTAAGTATTTCGGTCATTGATCAAAGTATCAATGTCGGAGCAGGTCCAGGCACCGTACCCCTAATTTTCATCGCCACTCAACAGGATAAGTCAACACCTGACGGAACTGAAGTAGCGCCAGGAACAACAAAGGCTAATGCCGGTATTGTTTGGTCCATCACTTCGCAACGTGACTTAGTTCAGACATTCGGCGACCCAATTTTCTACTCAGTAAGTGGAACTTCACTTAATGGTTACCCATTAAACGAGTACGGACTTCTATCAGCTTACTCATATCTAGGTTTGTCAAATCTAGTTAGAGTTGTTCGTGCTGACATTGACACTGCTCAACTTGAGCCAACAACTGTAGAACCAACAAGCCCTGCCGCAACCGGCACATACTGGTTTGACGAATCGTCAACCGGTTCGGCTTACGGTCTATTTGTTCGTTCTGGTGTTTTCCCTAACGAAATTTGGACATCAGTTACACCGGATTTCATCTACAATTTTGCAACAGGTGTTTCGAACACCCCAGATCCACTTGACGGTGTTGATGGTGATTATGCAGTAGTATTCCAAACAGCTTCTGCTAATCTTTCCTATTGGGTTAAGGTTGACAGCGCATGGAACCAAATCGGCACAACAGCGTTCACATCGGGTGCGTTGGATTCCTCGTCAGTCGGTGCAGTAGTTACAACCACAAGCACAACTGGTCTTGAGCCAGGAATGATTCCAACAATTACCGCTGGTACAGGAACATTTGCTGTAAACACAACAATTCTATCAGTTGACAGCCCAACACAATACACATTGTCGGCTGTGCCAACAGTGGCATTGGTTGCTGCAACAGTTGAAGCTTATTTTGATGTAACAATTCAATCTGTATGGCCAGACCTAACAGCAGCATCTACAACACAAGAATATTGGGTTAAGACCGGTTCTGCAGCACAAGGTGCAAATCTTGTTCTACGCAGAATGGATGCTACACTTGCACAATTTGTACAAGTTGAGGCTCCAATTCTTGCCAACGATGCAGCAGCTAACACCTATTACAGTTCTAACCCACTCGGATCAACCGGCCAGGTTTACATTGAACCAGTTGATACCGGACTTGGCGGTTCTGGTAATGCAAACTCGCTAACATTTAACCAATCCTCTGGTGCTACAGGCCCATGGGCGCCTTTGGCAACAATTGTTGGTTCTGAGACAGTTCCAACACAAGGTCCTGCAAATGGCCAACTATGGTTCAATGCAGAGCTTGGTGTTGATGGCAACGGTCAGTCTACAGTAGATATTCTTGTAGCAGACGGTGCAGGTAGCTGGCAGAACATCAACCTTGAGGGTTTCCCATCATTGGTTGTTCTTCCGGGTCAGCCAACATTGTATGCACAGTCTGGCGATCCACAGGACAACGTTCCAACACCAGTTCTTGCAGCCAACGATATTTGGGTTGATACCGACGTAGATCCATACCCAGTGATTTATTACTGGAGTGGGTCAGCTTGGGTTCTAGTTGACAACGAAGATCAAACATCTAACCACGGTATCATCTTTACTGATGCACGTCCTAACCCAATGTACCACGACGGTATCTATTCGGGCCAGTACAACGGTGGCGGTTTGAATCCCGACCTTGATCCAGATGCACCAGACGCAGATTTGTATCCAAAGGGATTTATGCTTTGGAACACACGTTACTCAACAGATGTTGTTAAGGAATGGCAAGAGCCGTACGTTTTCAACGGAACTGAAGCAGAACCAGATGACACTAACAATGGCTCACTAGGACGTTGGGTTAATGTTTCTGGCAACAATGCAGCAGGTGTTCCATATATGGGCGCAGCAGCACAGAACATCATGATTGTTCGTGCAATTCAGTCAGACATCGTATCTAACGAAGAAATTCGTGCAGAAGACTTGTTCTTTAACTTGATTGCAGCACCGGGCTATGTTGAAGCTATCGACGAAATGCTTGCATTGAACGACGATCGCAAGAATACAGCCTTTGTCCTTGGTGACACACCATTCACATTGTCGGCAACTGGTACAGCATTGCAGAATTGGGCAACCAACGCAAGCTCGGCACTAGGTAACGGCGCAGATGGTCTTGTCTCGGCAAGCAAGTATTTCTCCGCATGGTATCCAAGTGGATTGAGCACAAACGTTGACGGAACAGACGTAGTTGTACCGCCAACACACATGGCTCTTCGCACAATTGCATACAACGACCAAGTCGCATATCCATGGTTTGCTCCAGCAGGTTTGCAGCGTGGTATCGTGAACAATGCAGCAGCAGTTGGTTATGTCAACTCATCTGGACAGTTTGTTTCTGTTAAGCTTAACGAAGGTCAACGTGATATTCTATATCAAAACGGCGTCAACCCAATTCGCGTAATGCCAACTGGTGGTATTGTTGTTTTTGGTCAGAAGACACGTCAGCCATTTGCAAGTGCAACAGACCGTATCAACGTAGTTCGTCTAGAAAACTACTTGCGCTACCAGCTTAACAACCTTGCAATGCCGTTCTTGTTTGAACCAAACGACTCGACAACACGTAAGGCAGTTAAGGACGCATTTGATCGCTTCTTGTCTGAATTGATCACACTTCGCGCATTGTATGACTTCTTGGTTGTTTGCGACTTGTCAAACAACACACCAGCTCGTATCGATAGAAACGAATTGTGGATTGATATTGCGATTCAGCCAGTTAAGGCAATCGAATTCATTTACATTCCTATCAGAATCAAGAACACTGGTGCTAGCTTAACCACAACTTAAGAAGATAGGTAAC